TGATAGAGTTAGTTAACTTATTGCCAGATGAAAAAGTAGAGGTGCAAATTACTGAGTCAGGTGGTACAATATATGAGGCAGGTATTTAATGATAACTAACATTGGTAAAAGCATATTGGCAAAGTATTTGCTGGGCACAGCACCAGCATACGCTTCCTATATTTCTGTGGGTTGCGGAGCAAAGCCAGTTCCAGTAGACAATACCTTAGACTTAGTTAGCTCAGATGGAATATCCTTCACTCTTGACCCAACTAGTGAAGCAGGTACAGATAGGGTTTGGATAGGTGCAAGAGTTCAGCTTGTTAGCGGAGCTGGCTTGCTAGCTTTCGAGCCTACGATTGTTGAGTCTATTCTAGATTCAAAAAACTTTACGGTTTCTTTGCCACCGCAGACAGAGCTTGTAGATGCCACACTTAGAGTTTTACCTCCAACAACTCAGGAAGCCATGGACTTTGAAATGTTTAGGGTTCCCGTAACCTCTAGAGGGTATGTTAACGATAACGGCACAAACAAGATTGTACTTACTGGTCAGTTACCTAGTGAGCAAAAATACGAAATTTCAGAGATTGGCATATACTCTGCAGGATCAAACTCAGCAGCAGGCTCGTTTGACAGCAGAGTTCTTTTTGGATTCTCTCAAGATGAAACTTGGGAATATCACGATCAATCTTCTGCAGTAGACATTCCCAGCGTCTTTACTCCGCTAGATTCCGAGGGTGACGATGTTATTGATGTAGCAGAACCAGTATTTGAAACTAATTCAGACAACAGCACTTTTCAAACAGTGGGAAGGCAGTCAAGATTTGAATACCCAAGATTTTTAAACACGACAGTTTTAATGCGTGGAGATTCCTCAACGCTAGGCTTTGACGCAACAATTACAGGTATGTCAGGAGATGGTACTAACTTAGAAATTGTTACTAACGCTCCAAATAACTTAGTTATAGGAGACAATATTGATGTGTCTGGAGTTACACCAGCATCTTTTAATGATACTTACACTGTAGTTTCCATTAGCTCGGCAACTACCTTTATTGTTGCCAGCACAAATACAGACACATACACTAGCGGAGGAACATTCAGCACCAGCAACCTATATGTTAATCCAGGGTCAAACCACATTCATTTATTTGGACCAGGAATAGACTTAAGTAAAAATGGATCAGCAGATAAAATCAAGCTTGCCTTTTCTTTGATCAATAAAGATGGAGGGTCTGTAAGCTCTCCAGACTCAGTAAGAATTCTTGTTGAGTTTGCTTCTAATGATATCCCAGGAGAAGGAGAGTTCGCAAAATTTGAGGCTAACGTGGTTAACGGAGGAAGTCCAGGGCAGTATAATCTTTCAGATAATAGATACATTGTAGTAGAGCAAAACTATGATGATCTAACTCTAAGTCAAAACTTTTCTTGGGACGTTGTCAATGTAGCTAAAATCTATGTTTCCGTTATTGATTCAGGAGCTGCATCTGAAGACTACTATGTGGCTTTAGATGGAATGAGGATCGACAATGTTTCAGCTCTTAATCCCTTGTATGGGCTAACTGGATATTCTGTAATCAGAGACCCAGACGTTAGCACCGTCGCAAAACTACCAAACACGAATAACTATGTTGAGTTTAGATTTAACTTGGATGTGAATTAATGGCAGAAGTTCGTAAACAATCTAGGATACCTTTTAACAATCTTCCAGAAATTAATAGCAATACTGGCGGGTATTATGTTAGATATAGAATTATTTCAGAAGATAGGAACAGGGCTTCTCACTGGGGCCCCATTCAGCTAATTGACCCTAACCTAGAGCTAGTGCCTTCTGGATCCCTAGTTGTAGAGCAGGGAACTGGTTCTGTTAGCTTAATTTGGAATCCTGTTAATCTTAAAATTAATAATGATTTTGAGGTTCCAGCTTCTGCATATGATATTTGGATTAGATGGAATAGCGATGACAATGGAGACTGGACGTATATAGAAAGAACTTCTGGGACTTCTTCAAGAGTTATCATTCCAAATGACTATGCAATAGACGGAGCTTTGCAAGGAATAGCCCCAACAAAAGCAGATTTTGAAATATACGTAAACGGCAGGCCTATCCAAAGAGGAGATGGTCAACCACAAGCTGTAGACACTTTACTACTTAAAGCGTATCAGACGCTAGACTTTACTTTGTAAAAATGATATAATAGGAGAACAATGGCAAAAGTACCACTACCAGATCGAGGACAACCGTTAGATGTAAATTACATCTATCAATTAAGCAATGCCCTCAATGATTTATCGGATGACGTATCATCTGCAACATATAACTATACTAGCGTAAGGACAAGTAGTGCTGGTATACAAAATATTAAGACTTCAGAATCTAGAATCGTTGCGTCTTATGAGTTAGTAGCAAATCAGGCTACGGTTACTCAAGAGTCGACTAAAGAGTTTTCTGTTGAGTTTGACTCAAGCTTTAAGTATCCACCCATTGTAACTGCAACCCCAGTAAACACTGGTACCAGTGAGGCAGGTGACGACGTATCTGTTGTCCTGACAAATATTGCTCGTGAAAAAGTGACTGGTGTCGTAAAGTTTAATCAGGGTGGAACAGTCTCAGTTGTGGTAAATGTCATAGCTATAGGTATACCTAAATAAGGATTCTAATGGCTGATCGTAAAGGTTACCGAACACGAGAAGAATACAACAACGCTCCAGCTATTGTTGGAAATAAAAAAGTATTTTTTTTAAACAAGAGCTTGGTAAGAGTGCACCATATGAATCGTGCAAACGGACTAGTAACACTTTATAATATAAATAAAGATCAGCTAGAGTCTTGCCTTGTTTCAGATTTTAAAAAGAATCGAGAAAGAGCTTACACTGTGGGAGAGACAGCAGACCTGGTAAATAGACATAAGAAGTACATGCCAAGCTTAATAAAACGAGGAGTCATTCCAGGGCCAACTGGGTCCCAAAAGGGTGGAGAGACTGGGTGGCAGGTAAGAAGCTATTACTCAGAATCTCAGGTAAAAGACATAAGAGACATTCTAGCCTCACTACACATTGGTCAGCCTAGGAAAGATGGGCTTGTTACAAACAATATGACTCCTTCGACACAAGAGTTGACACGAAGAATGGGTGATGGTATACTGACTTATACTAAAACAGAAGATGGTAGATTTATTCCAGTTTGGAATGAAAGCATATAAAGCCTTTGAGAGGGGTATATTATGAATAGCGATGAAACTAAAGTAAATGTTACTTTGGGATATACGCTTAATCTAGGAAATTTTCAATCATTGAGAATTGATTTAGGCGTTGTTGACAGCAAGCGTGATGGAGAAAATATCCAGGAAGCCTTTGACAGAGTCTATGGCTTTGTCGAAGACAAGCTGTCTGAAAAAGTAAAAGAAGCGTCTGCTGAGATAGAGAATCAGTAATGGCTGAACGCAAAGACCGAATGGCTTTGCTCAGTAAATACGACAAATTTCACACCTTAAAGTATGGAGATAAACCTACTTATAACAGGTGGTCTGAGCAATGGGCAGCCGATGCTTTGATCGATTCCTACGGTATCAAGCAATGCATTGACTTGCTAGAATATTATTTTGATACAGCAAGAAATCCTACTTGGAAATACTTTTCAAACTTTGCAAACGATATTAAGATTGCAAAAGAACGTATTGAACAAGACAATTTAGAACGTCAAGAAAGAAGACAAAAAGCAAAGGAGTGGTTGCGTGACTAATGCAGAAGCAAAAGTAATTTCAGCACTGCTAGAAGATAAACAGATTCATGTTTTATTGCAGGCAAACGCTGGGAACCTGCTTCAAAGCCATCAAGACATTTGGAATTTCATTAGGCTCTATTTTGAGCAAAATGGTGCAGTCCCTCCAGTCAGCTTAGTCGTAGAAAAATATAGAGACTTTGAGCCAGTAAAGGGTGTTGGGGCAACTAAGCACCATCTCGAAGAGCTACAAACAGCATTCATGCATGATAGCCTAAAAAATATTATTAAAGATGCTGCAGCAACTGTGCAAGAAGGAGAGTCTACTAAGGCCCTAGAGCAGCTAATCTCAAAAACATCAGAGCTTAAAAAGAATTCCTCTACCATCAAGGATATTGATGCGACTGACCTTAATGACGCTGTGGCTTATTACGAAAAGCTACAACAAGATAAAGAGACTGGCATTATAGGTATCAAAACTGGACTTCCTGGGTTTGACGACTATCTGCCTTCTGGAATTATGCCAGGTCAGCTTGGTGTCTTCCTGGCTTATCCAGGTATCGGAAAGTCCTGGCTGTCTTTGTACTTTGCTGTCCAAGCTTGGAAGCAAGGCAAGACTCCAATGATCGTAAGCCTTGAGATGTCAGAAACTGAAGTTCGGAATAGGGCTTATACAATTATGGGAGAAGGAGTCTGGTCACATCGTAAACTTAGTAATGGTGAGGTTGCAGTAGAAGATCTTAAAAAGTGGCACGGTAGACACCTAGAAGGCAAGCCAGAGTTTCATATTGTATCTAACGACAGTGGCGGAGAAATCACCCCATCAGTCTTGAGAGGAAAGATTGATCAATATAAACCAGACTTCGTAATTGTAGACTACCTGCAGCTAATGAGTCCAAATCAGAAGTCAGACAATGAGACTGTTAGAATGAAGAATCTTTCTCGTGAGCTAAAGCTTATGGCAATTGCAGAAGAAGTCCCTATCATGGCAATTAGTTCTGCAACTCCAGATGACGCTACAAAGCTTGACACCGTCCCAACCCTAGGTCAAACAGCTTGGTCACGCCAAATTGCATACGATGCTGACTGGGTGCTAGCCTTGGGAAGAGGAACTAACAGCTATGTCATTGAGTGTGTATTCCGTAAAAACAGAAATGGATACATGGGAGAGTTCTTGGTTCAAGTAGACTTTGACAAAGGATTCTATCGATACAAAGATTTTGAGGATAGCTAATGTATTCACAGGAACAAATTAAAAGGGTTTTAGCAGGATCAGGAATCAGCATGGAAGGTGAGGTGGATACAGACTACATAATCTTCTGTCCATTTCATAATAACTACAGGACTCCAGCTGCAGAGATTGACAAAGAGTCTGGAACTTTTTATTGCTTTTCCTGTCAGCACGTTGCAGATTTACCAGAAGTCGTAATGGAAGTAACTGGTCGAAAGTATTTTGAAGCGGTACGTTTTATTAAATCAAAAGAAGCTGAAGAAAACATTAGTCAGCTAGTAGGTCAAAAGCTAGTTGAAAAGCCTGAATACTCTCCCTTTGATATTCAAACTATCAAGCGTCTTCATGAAACAGCTATGTCCTCAGATAGAGCAATGAATTATTATCTTAATAGAAACATAACCAAAGAGTCTGTCGAAAAGTTTGGCCTTGGATATTCTGAAAAAAGAGATATGGTTACAATACCAGTTTATGCACCAGACGGTCTTCCCGTAGGGTTTGTGGGTAGATCTGTAGAGGGGAAAGACTTTAAAAATACTCCAGGTCTTCCAAAGAGTAAGGTTCTATTTAACCTTCAGAGAGTTAGAGCTTCTAACGAAGTCTATGTTGTTGAGTCCTCTTTTGATGTAATTCGCATGGATCAGGTTGGTCTTCCAGCAGTAGCTACTTTGGGGGCAAACGTTTCAAACATTCAGATAGAACTGCTTAAAAAATATTTTAATAGAATCAATGTTATTGCTGATAACGATGAAGCAGGCGGTAACATGGTAGAAAGAATCCAAGAAAAGCTTGGTTCTCGTGTCACAAAAATACAACTAAATAACAAATACAAGGATGTTGGAGACATGGATGACGATGCAATAAAAAATTTGCGTGTATCGTTTGACAATGAAATATCCAGCATGCTACACTAAATATCCGCTAGTAGAATAGGAGAAAAATATGAGCGTTATTAAGGGACTAGCAAATATAAATGCCCTGCTCGACAAACCAAAAAATGAAAGCAACTCAAAAGTACGTTGGCTAAAGCTAGCTGACGGACAGTCAGTCAAGATTCGTTTTATCGAAGAGCTTGACGAAGACTCGCCTAACTATAACTCAGAGCGTGGTCTTGCCCTTGTAGTAAAAGAGCACACCAATCCAAAGGACTACCGTCGTAAGGCAGTAGACACAATGGAGACCGAAGGTCATGACTGGGCCGAGGAAATGCACCGCAAAGATCCAAAGGCTGGCTGGAGAGCACGTCTAAGGTTCTATTGCAATGTGCTAGTTGATGACGGTATCGACGAGCCATACGTAGCTGTATGGTCAATGGGCGTTAGCAAGCAGTCTGCCTTTAATACAATCCGTGAATACGCACTTGAAACAGGAAGTATTTCTAACCTAGGTTGGAAGCTAAAGCGTAGCGGTATGGGAACAGAGACTACCTACACTCTTATCCCATCAGTGCCAGATGCCGAGCCATTTGACTGGTCATCTGTTGAGCCATTTAATTTGGACAATGCACTTAATCACGTGCCATATGCTGAGCAGGAAGCTTTTTACATGGGCTTCGACTCTCCAGCAAGCACTTCTTCTGCCACCAGCAACATGGATTGGTAGGGGAATAGGTATATGAGCTATATTGGTTTACACGTACATTCACACTACTCTTTGTTCGATGGTATCGCTACTCCCCAAGAGTATGTTGAGCGAGCTGTAGAATTACAGATGCCCGCTTTGGCAATTACAGATCATGGATCTTTGTCTGGGCATAGAGAGTTCTATCGTATTGCAAAAGAGAATGGCGTTAAACCAATCCTGGGTGTAGAAGGATATATTACTGAAGACCGCTTTGACCGCAGGGACAAAGACAAGAGAGAAGGCCCTCTAGACCTGGTCTACAATCACATTATCATTCTTGCTCAAAACAAGAAAGGCTTAGAGAACCTTAACAAGCTAAACGAAATAGCCTGGACAGAAGGATTCTTTAAAAAGCCTAGAATGGACAAGGATATTCTTGCTAAATACAAGGAGGGGCTTGTCATTCTATCTGGTTGTCTCAGCGGTTCAGTTGCGAAGGCAGTTGAGCAGGGAGAAATAGCTGCCGCAAAAGAAGAGGTACAGTGGTACAAAGACACTTTTGGCGACAACTATTACATCGAAATTATGCCTCACAACCCCGCTGAGATTAACCAACAACTTTTAGAACTGGCTGACGAGTTTAAGGTAAAAGCTGTAGCAACACCAGACTGCCACCACGCACACACGGGGCAGAAAGAAATCCAGGAACTTAAGCTTATCCTTAACACGTACAGCAATAAAATTAAAAAAGATTCTACGTATGCAAAGTCAACAAAGTATGAGAACCTCAAAGACAGACTAAACTATTTATACGGTGAGCGTGACATTACTTTTGACAACTTTGATATACACCTTCTTTCAGATGATGAAATTCGCAGTAAGCTGTCAGATCAAGGTATTACCAGAGAAGATGTTTATCAGCACAGCATTGACATCGCAGACTCTGTAGGAGAGTATGACCTACAGGAACACCTAGACTTGCTGCCAGCACAATATCAAAAGCCCAACGAGGAGCTTGAGCAGGTAGCCTTTGAGGGTCTAGAAAAACTAAACCTAGATAACAACCCAGAATATATTTCTAGAATGAATGAAGAGCTAGAGGTAATTAAAAACAAAAACTTCTCGCCATACTTTTTGGTCGTTCGTAATATGATTCAGTGGGCAAAAAAGCAAAACATTATTGTTGGCCCAGGCAGGGGATCAGCCGCAGGGTCTTTGTTGTGCTACTCATTAGGAATTACAGACGTTGATCCGATTAAACATGGTCTTTTGTTTTTCCGATTTATTAACCCAGAACGTAATGACTTCCCAGATATTGATACTGATATTCAGGACTCACGTCGTGAGGAAGTTAAAGACTACTTGGTTAGACAGTATCGTCATGTTGCGTCTATTGCAACGTTTCTAGAATTTAAGGATAAGGGTGTTATCCGTGACATTGCAAGGGTACTAAACATACCACTTACAGATGTAAACAAGGTGAGCAAGCTATTTGATACCTGGGACGAGTATTGTTTTTCAAAGTCAACAGCTTGGTTTAGAGAAAAATATCCAGAAATTGAGAAGTACGGAGAGCAACTACGTGGACGCATTAGAGGTACAGGTATCCACGCTGCTGGTGTTGTAACAAGCAAGCAACC